GGAATGACATTTTTCAGCCATGGCGGGTCAATCACCCGAATCATCCGAACCAGATCGTGCTCTGGCCCAACCTCAAACTCTACCTCACCGTCACCAGCGATGTCCTTCTCAGCCTTCCGGGTGGTCTTGTAAAGGAACCCGTTGACGATGATTTCACCTTCACCGGCCTGCATACCCTTCGTAGCTCTGACAGCATCGTAACCGCCACCCCAGCTATCGCTGATCAGGGGCTCAACGACCAACGGCACACGCCACTTCGGACGAGCCATGCGGTCTGGAGACTCCATGATGTTGACGATGACCGGAATCGCCTCCACCACACGGTCATGACGAATCTCAAAGACAAGCTCATCGTGAACCGTGAGCAGGATACGAATCGAGTCGTCACCTTGACCGCCAATGCGTAGCCAACCTCTCCGGTAGAACTCACGAGCGAGCAGCGTCATGCTGATCTTCATGATGTCGGCGCCGGTACCCTGAATGGGATAGTTCGTAGAGTAGCGTTCGCACGCAGCACGGATGGCGTTAGCAGCTTTGGCGTCAATCTCGACGTGCTTGCCGTTGATGACGATCTTGTCCCCTGCCTGAACCTTGGCATCGGGAATCGCCAACCACCGGCCCAAGGCCGTCCGAACGCCAAGGTTATCCTTGACTTCCTTGTGCTGCTTTTTGATCCACGCCGCGAACTGAGGCACGGACTTGTCGAAAGCCTTCTTACGTCGGCTGGCCTCCAACTTGTCACAGCCAGTGGCTCGGATGATCGCTGCTGGGCCACCGCCATAGATAAGGGCGAAGTTGGCGGTCTTGCCCATTGACCGCTCTACCTTCGTAACCTTCGGACGTGGCTTGTTGAAGAACGCTGCGGCTGTGATCCTGTGGAGGTCCCCATCTCCCTCCAGGAACTCTTTGATCCAGACATTCTCGCCAGACACATTGGCTGCAATACGCAACTCCTGAGCAGCGTAGTCGCACTTCGCTATGGAGTAGCCTTCACGTGCCACGAAGACACGGCGCAATGACGAGTCCCCTGGGATGCCGTGGATAGGCACACCTGAGAATCCATGTTCTGGCTTACCAGCAGGGGCAGAGAAACGTCCCGTGCCTGCACCTGTTTGCTTGAACTTGAACCGAAGCTCACCGTTCTCGTCCTGGTTGTTGGACATCGACAAGAGATAGGTCGTGATGACCTTCTCTACCTGCCTGTACTCCACAATCTGCGCCAAGATCGGAGGGGCGTGAGGATTGGTCTTTACCATCTCCTCCAGGGTGTCAGCATCAGTCTTGTACTGCTGACTGGCTTCGTTTATCGGAGGCTTTGGCGTGATGTTGAGACAGCCTTCCTTGTTCTCGAACAAGAACTCTGAAAGCTGCTTAGGGGATGAGGGGTCCAACTGCCCCCAGCCCTTTGATGCCGCAAACTTCTGGATGTCCCCAAGGATGCGGTTGCGCTCGGTCTGATGCTCTTCCAGCATCCTCTTTACGACCTCACCCTTAATCTTGACACGAGGCCGCTCCATGAGCCTCACCACCTGACTTACCTGCTTCTCCAGACGGTAAGTGATGTAGTGGCGCTCATGAGCAACGGGCACAATCTCAGGATGCTCACACAGCAAGTATGTGCAGACACCATCCGAACAAGCGTAGTTGATGCAGCCTGGCTCGTCCGGTGACAACGAGGCGTAGTCGATCTTGCGTCCGTTGGGGAACAACTCCTTCAGTTCGATCATCTCATAGGAGTTGCCGTCTGGGTCCTTCAGAAACTGCTTTGCCTTGGGCTTAAGGCCAATGCCCTTGTCGGCTGCATAGAGGGCGTAGCAGGCCAGCATTCCATCTTCGAAGCTGTCCGGATGCCACCAGTCAATGCCTGTGACGGGATACAGGAACTCTTGGTCGAATTCCGCATTCCAGAAGTAGATGATGACTTGAGGCTCACCACCCTCCGCAAACTGCTTGAAGCTCAGAGGGTCCTTCTCAACTGCCTCTGGAGTGCCCTTTGGCTGAGAGGCAAGACACAACCTACGAATCGCCGCACTGGCTTTCTCTAGGTTCAGATTGAGATTAGGCCCACCGTCTGTAGGGCGATGACGAATCGGAGCGTAGTAGCCCTTATGCCCATCAACCGAGAGACAGTAGCCTACGATCTGATGGACCGTTTGCGGTTGGTTGTTCTCATCGTAGTAGATGCGGTTGTCTAGCCCTTCGGTCTCCAAGTCCAGGCTGACCCGACCATGGGCAATGGCCTCGTCCACAAGTGCCTCAAGTTCTTCCGCAGTACGGATCAACTTGAACTCGTGGTACTTCATCCACGGCTTTTCGATCGCAGGAACCTCACGTTCCTGTTTGATGTCCGTAGCCTCAAAGAAGTCTTCAAACCCATCCCCGTCGTCGTCAGCTTCCGACGCTGGCGAAGAGGTGGGTGTCTCTGCGGGAGCGCCTTGGATGGCCTCTAGAGCCGCTGCCAAATCCTCATCCTCACCGTCGTCCTCTGCCTGGGCAGCCTCTTCGGCCTGAACGGTATCCAGAGCTTCATTCAAAGCCTCATCCGCTGCTTCCTTCAGAGCCTCCGTTGTCAACTCCTGGATTAACGTCGGAGGGGCATCCTCACCTGGGAGGTCGGAGTCAAGGTCAGCCTCGGACTCAACCATATCCAAAATCTCGCTGTAGTCTTCGTCTTCAGGCATCATTGGGCTCGCAAACAAGAATCGTATACACCCCTTCCCTCCACATCTTGATCAGTTCAGACACAAGTCTGTTGACCTCAGCAGGAAAGGGTAGATCAGGGGTGAAGCACCACGGCATCTTAGGTTTCAGAGGGCTACACCGATTGGCATCATAGAAGGGGCAGCCCTTCCTGTCGGCGCATCCCCTTGACTCTCCTGGGAGAGTCAACAGACGGCCTTTAGGCTCAGGCCCCAAGGACTCCACCAAAGGTTTCGTCCAACCCACCAACGCCTGCTCCATCTGTTCTTTAGCAACTGAAGTCAAGGTCACGGCAGAGGCAAAGGGTTGTAGAGGGCGCCACTCTTCCTCCCATACACCGTCCTCGTCATAGATGAGATACAACTCCACCATCCCCATTTCATTCGTCTCGATCTTCAGACGACGAGGCATCTAGCGGACCTTCTCACCTATCTTCTGCAACACCTGATTCAGCACCGTTTTGGCTTTGGTGTATGACACCTGATCTTGGTTCAGTTGGTATCGAAGGCGGTCCAAGATCGAACCGATGGTCAAGTAGCCCTTCATATCGAAGCTGCTCCGAGCCCCCTTCAACCGAGACTCACAGACATCAAACAACTGATCCACAATCAGGATGTCGGGGTCCACGTAGTCATCCTCAAACTTCTGAACGGGAGGCGCCTCCGGCGGGATAATGCCAAAGGCTTTCTCCATCTCCATGAGTGTCCGAGTGAACTTCTGATTGGTGTCCGTGTACTTCCGCCATAGGGCAATGGAGTCCCAACGCTCCTGGCATACGAAGCACCAAACATGTGAGAGGCTGCGTCCCGAAGACGGGTACACACGAGCACTGGGGCGATTGTCAGTCCCGTGAAATGGGCATGAGATCTGTTCCTCTCGGCCATCACCACGGACCATGACACCGTGTCGAGTCAAAACATCATGAACCGTGACATGGTTTCGGATCACCTCCGTGCGAGCTTCGATCCACCTCTGCATGAGAGATCGTTGCTCCTGCTCCGCAAACGCCTCCCTCTGAAAGTCACGAGCCATCAGATCATAGCGTCCAGAGTCAACTCATGGTCGTCAGCGCTCATCCCATTGCTGGACGAGAATTTGTCAATCGAGGTCATCCGACGACTGATGAAGTTCACGTGAGCCAAGAACGGATCGAACTTTGGGTTGTCTCGATTCTTGAGGTTGCAGATCTTCGTGGTGCCGTTGGCCCTGTGGTTGTCATCCAGGTAGGTCGTCGTGATGATGTCCGCCGTCTTCTCAACTTCGTTGGCGTACGTGATCGCCTTCATCTTGTAGACACCATCTGCCTTTTCTGCGTCGTCCTTACCTTGACGGTTGATCTGGAACAGAAGCAGCACCGGCAGTCCCTGCCGGTGATTGAAGTGCAGAGCGAGCCGCTTGGCGTCACGGACAACAGAGTTAAGTTCGATCGTGTAGTCCTTACTCTTTTTGCCCTTACGAGCCTCAACCCACTGGCCGTGGTCGATGACTACGAAGCCGACCTCGAACTGTTTGTGGAACAGTTCAAGCTGCATCCGAATGTCATCCATGGTGACCTCACGCTCAGGCGTGAGTACCTGGAAATGGCAATACTCAGGGTTGTTCTGGAAGTCAGGGATGACCTTGTTGAAGTAGAAGTCCTTCTCCTCATCACTCAAGTCACCGTCACGAATCTTCCGGTAGTCCAACGGAGCATAGCCCTGCTCCTGCCACTTCATATGCGAAGTGTGGACCGTGTAGATGTTCCTACGAACCTGCTCGTAGGGCATCTCAAGACTCACGTAGACCACGTTAGTCCGGTAGTGGGTGATCAGGTTGTAGCACCAGTTTGCGGCCAAAGTGGTCTTCAACTCGCCAGGGAAGGCAGCGTGTACCCACAACTCCCCTCTCTTGGCACCCTTGCAGTTCACATCGATCTCTTCGATACCTGTGAAGCAGCCCCAGACTTTGCCTTTGTTGGCCTCCGCTTCTGTGTACTCGTCAATCATCGCCTGACCATCCTCACGGATGTCGCCGAAGATTTTGGAGTTGAAGTCTGGCACTACGAGATCGTTCGACCTCTGAATGAAGTGCATGAGGCCATCACGAACACCACTCACCCGCTGACCGTCAATCTCTAGCCCATGCGTCACAATTTCGTGAGCCTCTTTGAGTAGAGCTACGGCTTTGATCTTGTTCTGCTCCTCCAGAATCGTCTGGAGGGTGTGCGAGAAGTTGGTGCGGATATACCAAGGAGCGACTTCCAAGTCCTTGAGTCGTTCCAGCACCTCAATGTCTTGGAGGCTGTCGAAGTAGT